TTTTTTTCAGTATTTTTAGTAACTAATTTTATTACTGTTTTTTCTAATTCTTTTTTTGTAGGTTTATCACTGCTCATTATCTCCATCTTCACCTCTTAACTTTTTTATCTTTTCTCTATATCTTTTATTTATTTCTTTTCTTTTTTCTTTATTTTCCTTATTCCATTTTTTGTTATACTCAATTTTTTGTTTTTTATGGTTTTCATACCAATTCTTATAATTCATTTTATTATACAATTTTTCTATTTCTTCTTCACTCATTATCTTCATTTCCTAACTATTTAACCAATCAAAATCTTCTAATTCTTTCAAATCTTCATTTTCTACATAATCATCTTCTATCGGTTCTTCTTTAGAATTAGGTAAATCATCAATAGATTTATAACCTTTATTAACATAATCTTTTAATATTGCTTCAATATATGCCATATTCTTTTTATTACGATTAACGGCTTCATCTATAGCATTTTTTATTAAACTTACATCTAACTTATCTAAATAATAATAAAGTTTTTCATATTGATTAGGAGATGGTAACTGACCCATCTCTTGTTGATAATAATTTGTAATAATTTCACTATCACTCTCTTTTTTATTTATTTTATTATTATCTTCTTTATTATTATATATATCTATATCTATCTCTTTATCTATATCTATATCTATGTTGCATTTTTGTTGCAATTGTGTTGCGTCTTTGTTGCCTTGCAACACTTTTTGATTTTCTCTACATTTTCTCGAACGAATAGTAGATGCAGTTTCACTTCCTACCATATTACTATAATCAGTAATTTTAAGAACCTTTCCATCATCTTCATATACTAAACCTAACTTTTTATATAATTCTAAAGCTACAGCTACAGTATCATAATCAAAGTATTTAGTATCTCTAACAATTTTATTAATATCGTAAGGAATTATTATTTCATTTACTCTAGTTCCTAAAACTCCTTCATTATTAACACTTTTCATACATAGCATTTGATATAGCACTATGTATTCACAACCATTCTTTTGTGATAGTATAAAATCTATTTCATCTCTATCAAAAAAGTCGGTTTTCAATTTAATCCAGTAATATCTTCTGTTTTCCATTTTACCTATCTCCTCTCGACAATAACAATTTATCACTCTATTTCAACTATGTCAATACATTTTTTAAATATTTTTGTATAAAATGTAAATACTTACTTATTTTTAATTTAAAGTGATTATTATTTATTTAGTATATTTATATTAACTTTTGGTAAAAATGTCTTAAATAAGCTAAAAATGGGTTTAGAAAGCAAAATAAAAGAATAGTATTACTACTATTCTTAATTTATAATAAAATCTCCATTTTGAAAAATAAAAACATATTGGAGAGATTTACACCTCTTTCTAATTTTGTTTAGGAGATTTTACTAACATTTTTGGTCTATCTAATGGATTTCTTTCTATTACATCTCCATTATCAGTTTTAGTAATTAGCATATATTCAGTATAACCTTTTTGTTGGTCTACATTATCTATTGCTTTTCCAACTTTTTCTAAATCATTAGTATACAGAACATCTTTACATTGAGAAAAATCCGTAAAAGGTGTTCTAAAATATAATCTATATTTGTAATCAAATAAGTTTTTCATATTAAGCCTTCTTTATTTGGATTGCAGTTATAGGATATTTTTTAAGGCCAGCATAATCGCTATCGCCTTTTACCCAAGGTAACCATTTTCCAGTTCCTTTTTTCTCATTAGTTAAAATATAAACTCTATATTTATAATTTCCTTTTATTTGCAACTTGCATATTTTCTTGCCTTGTTCTCCAGCATATATTTTATCACTACAACCAGTAACCCAAGGATAATAGTTAATCCTGCCTATTGCTTTTACTCTATATGTAAGTTTATCTATTTTAACACAATCCATTGGATTATTTTTTATACCTGCATAGCTATTAGTTCCTATTTTTACTTTAGGTAAGTATTCTGTTGAATTTATTAAACTTGATTGATAATAAATTTCATCAGTAGGCAATTCTCCATCGAATGATTTAATACCTTCAAGATATGGTAATGGATTAGCCCAACTTTCTTTATATACAACAGCAAGATGTAAATGAGTTCCAACTCTTCTCTTTTTACCATTTTTAATGGTGTAACCTGTGTTACCCATATATGCAAGTCTTTGACCCTTAACAACTCTATCACCTTTTTTAACAAGAATAGAGCCTTTCTTAAGGTGTAAGTATCTTACCAAATAATCTTTATTTATTCTTATTGCTATGTAATAACCTCTACTTTCAGAATAAGAAACTTCTTCTACTACTCCATCAGCAATAGAGATTATATAATCAGCAGCTAATCCTTTTCCTATTAAATCAACACCATTATGACCATTGCCAAAATCTTGTGTTAACCAATGTACACCTTTTTCTAATACCGGATTTTTGACATCTAATTTAATCCAAGACATAATTAATTTCCTTTCTTAAACATTTTAATAAAGTCTGCTACTCCACCTGCACCTGATGATGCAATTAAGCATAATACTAAAGATATGAATAAATTAGGTTCTACTTTAGTGAAATAACAAATCAAACCACTAATAGTACCTATTACAACATTTTGTAATGGTATAAACTTATTAGGAATTGTATCAATAGTTGCTTTTGTTATTGCACCAAAGATATATGTAACTAGAGCAACAATTAATACATAAGTTATTGTTAAGTCCATAATCTTTCTCCTCTCTTACTATTATATACCACATTAAAAAAGAAAAATCAAAAAGGAGAATAGTTATTCTATTCTCCAAGCACATCTCATTATTCTATCTCTACAATCGAATGTATCATATATAACTCCATCTATTAATGCAGTTATATGACCATTCATAGTGATTGCATACCTTCCTATAGGATATTCTTTTGCAAATTCTCCTACTTTTTTAGAATAATGACATTCTCTATTATATCTATCATCTAAATAATCTTCCACAAATTCAACTCTATCAAACATCATTCCTTCATTACTTGCTAAATAACTTAATTCATCAAATATTTTATACCAACTTTTATTAGTTAAAACACTAATTGCTCTAATAACACAATCATCAATGTGTCTATTAAAAGGATTGGTATTATAATATTTGTACATATTACATCATACTTTGTTGGATAGCTTCTCTTAACATTTGTTTTTGTTGAGGAGTTTCTGCTTCTTCAAACAAAACTTTTGTAAAATCTTTATATGCTTCTACCATATAATGAAATGATTTATCAGTTTCTTCTCCAGCACCATATCTTGAGCGACTTTCTTGGTATCTTCCATATTCTCCAGACATTCTATCTAATTCATCATCACCACGATATTTTATATCTCTTCCTCTTCTACCGTAGCTACCTCTTCCATATTCTCCATAGTTATTACCATAGCTATCATAACCAGCTCTTCTTCCACTATAATTACCATAACCATTATAATCACCATAGTTTCCGTAATTTCCATATCCATCGTTATATCTCATTATTTCACTCTCCTTTATTTTCCAATATTTTTCATTACATATATCTTTATGAATATCAATTAGTTTATAAAGAACATCTAGATTATCTTTTGTTATTTCTTCGTTTAATAACTCTTCAATATACTTCTCAGTAATATCTATTACATTTTTGTGCATATCTTTTGTTTCCTCTATTTGTTCTTTAACTTCTTTATTTTCTTCCATAACTAACTCCTTTCTTTAAGGATTTTAAGTATTTCATTGTTTTGTTGTATTATCTTTTCAAAGTATTCTTTATCTTGCTTTTGTAATTCTCGCATTAAATCACTATTGTTATAATCTTTAAACAATATTTGTAAACTTAATGCTTGTAATATTAAAGACAAGTTATTAACAACATTTTCATTTTTCATTATGCTATCTTTCTAATAATAAAGTTAGCATCTTTAACAGTTGGAATTACAGTAGCAACTGCAGGAGTAACTCCACCAACTGCTGCTAAACTACCAACAGCAATAGTAGTGTTCACTCTAGGACATACTTTTATTATTTTAGTAAATGAAACATTTGTATATTCATTTGCAGTAGCTATTACTGCATCAACTTCAGTACCTTCTACATCAGTTCCAGTACCAGCTTTTAATGCTAATGCTACTTGACCAGCAGTATCGCTAGTTACATTGGCATTAAATTGAACTTCAAATGTACCACCACCTATGATAATAAATTCACTTCCACCATTCATATATTGAAGCCAACCACAACAATTTGCAGTTCTGCTTCTTAAATCTACTGTGTCGAAGTTTATATTGTCTGTAGTACTTGTTAATATTTCTGGAGTAATTTGTAATGCTTGTATCATCTATATCATTCCTTTCTTATAAAAAAAGAGGATAGAACTAGCCTATCCTCATAGAAATTAGCAAGTTCCTGTCATCAGGTTCGTAGTTATCTACTTTGTGCTAGATTAATTAAATAATGTTTGCAGAATAGCCATTGCAACCACAACCATTGTTTTGACAAGTAAAGATAGGTGTTCTTCCATAAACTGGTGTTGATGGAACTGGGCAGTTAGATAATCTATTATATAGAGCATCTACTTCTGCTTCTTGACCTAATCTTAATGTAGCTGTTTGTTCAACTTGAGATGCTTGTAAATCCTTCATTAAGATTTCTCTTTGAAGGTCAGCAATCTTTTCATTTTTAGCATCAATCTTGTCATTGCATAATTGGTCTAATATTCTTTGAGTATTAGCAGTTTGATTGATTAAAACATCTTTTAATCCATCAGCTAATGCAGCTCTATCAGCACAATTTTCAGCTAAAATAGTGGAATTTAAATTAGCAGTTGCAAGTCTATTTTCACAGCAACAGTTAGCTAATTGAGAACTTAATCCAAAGATTTGGTTCATATCAGCCATTTGTCTATTGGCTGCTGCAATTTCACTATTGTAGAAGCCATTTGAAATAGCTGCTGTTACATCGGCAGTAGAATTGCAAATTTGGTTAGTGATTGAATTTACACCATCTCTAATACCTTCGATTTGGTTACTTATATGTAATGAGTTAAAACCATCACTTGTTTGGCTCATAATGTCTTTTTGACCATTAGATAACCAAGCATAACCATTATCAAAGTTATTACCACCGAAGAAGCCACCATTGTTACCGTTATTACCCCAAATTAATGCTAGTAAAACGATTAACCATAATGCACCATCTCCACCAAATCCACCAAAACCACTTCCACCAAATCCACCCATAACTGGGTATGGATAAGCAAAACCAGCATTGTTGTTTGTTGCTAAGTCAACTGTAGGAACTATTCCTTGTGAACCGTTCATCATTCGTTTGCTCCTTTCTATTAATATTTATATAAACACTATTTAGTGTCTATACCATTGTCGTTTTGCAATTGTTGTATAGTTTCATCACTTATACCCCATTGCTTTGCAAAATTATAGAACTCTTGCATTTGTTCTGGAGTTCTATTTTTAGTTATTTGTCTATAAAAATCCATAGGATTACTTTTATTGTTTATTAGTCCTTGGACTTGATTTGCCATTTGAGGATTTCGAGTTTTTAATTGCATCATTAACATATTTAGTATTTGATTGTTCATCTTTATTTTTCTCCTTCTTTAAATCATCAATTTGTTGCATTAAAACATCAATTAACATATCTTTTTCATCTTTTTGTACAATCTCATTTAATTCGTAAGATTTAATTTCTCCTTTAGTATTTTTTATCCATAAAACACTCATATCTTTACTAAAGAATGGTGTATCACCAATTACCATATCTCTTTGTACTTCTTCAATATTATTTGCATATCTCATAACACCATTATTAGGAGTTATTTGAAAGTTTTGTGTGATAGGTTGAGGCATATATGCTTGAGCTCTTTTCATCTCAAGTTCTGCTATTTGATTATTAATACTATTTATCCTATCTACATTTGATTGAGGATTATACGGATTAACATAAGAGTTGTTATACATTTCTATCATCTCCTTATTAAAATAAGAAAAGGAAATAAACAACCTTACAAATAATTATTGTTTTAAAATAACATTTGCATTATTTCCCTTTCTTGAGAAAATTATCGCATAAAAAAAGAACCTCATTTCGTAAGGTTCTTGTATATTTATAGTAAAATTATAGTAAATTTTTAGTAATTTAAATGACTTTATATATCTTTTCAACAATCTCTTTCCATTTATTAGATACTGTCTTAGGACTACAATTACATTCCATTGCAATACCTTCGATTGTTTTCTCATTTTCCAGTTTTAAATCTAATATCTTGTTTTGTAATTTAGTAAGATATATCTTAGACCTTATTTCTTCCATTTCTGGTTTACTAAAATCTAGTTTATACATAAAGCATCACTTCTTTACAAATTTTCCACAATTTCTACACTTTTTAACATATTGTATTTTTACTTTTCTAGTTGTTCTTCTTTTCGCTTTCGCCATAATCTATTTCTCCATTATTACAATTATCACCAACACAAGCATTTCCACCACCATCAGTATCGGCAATTTCATCTGTTATTTGAGTAGTGTAATGTGTTTCATAGTAAAAAAATCCACCAAATATTACGACATTTATTAATAATGATATAATCAATAAAATAAATAATCTCCTATTTGTAGTCATTAAATTATCGTTTGATTGTTTGTTTTGTTCTTTACTAAATTTTAAAACTTCCATTGCTATTGATTTTTGACTTAATTCTTCTAATGTATCTTCAACTTTTTCAAGCTTTTTATCAGTTTTCTTTAGTTCTTCTTTTATAGCCATTTTTACTTACCAGAATGATATTTTGCAATATGTTTATCAATTTCAACTTTTACCATATCAGCAACTACTTCATTTGCAACTTCTCGTACAATTTCTTTATATTTATAAATAAGACCTTTTAGTTCTTTCATATCGGATTTTATTTCTTTAACATCTTCTTGTACATTTGCCAAATTAATTCTAAAAGTAGCCATTTCAATAAGTTCTTCACTTAATTTAGATGCATCATCTTTTACATCTTTAGTCTTTTTATCACTACGACTTAATGCAAAATTAATAATAGTAAGTGTTAAACCTACAACAGTTGAAATACCGCCAATTACAGTTAATACAATTGCAAAGTCCATATCATTCATTCCTTTCCTTGATAAACATATCACAAATAATATAATAAATCAAATAAAGAAAGAAAATTCTTTCTTTATAAATAATATATCTTTTATTTGTTCTAATATCATAGTGTCCTCTTAATCAGTTGTTTTTGTATATTCTAGTATTGCTACTGCACCATAGTTTGTAGTATCTATTTGTCCTCTCATACTACTTCCTAACCAAGTAAATATATGTGTTTTATCTACTTGCCAACCTATACTCCAATCTAAATATTGATTTGTGTTAGGGTAGAACATACTAAATGGAACAAATTGATTATTTATTCTATGAAGCATACAAGATGAAGTAGGTAGTATTTCACTTAAGTTTGATATATTATGGGCAGTTTTTGTTTCCATAGCACTTGTACTAGGATTAAATTGAACTACTTTTCTATAAATAAGTTTACCATTTATCCATTTTTTACCTGTATTTATTTCATATGTTGAATAAGTATTACTTGCTTTACTATATATTTCTTCTCCATCTACATTTATAGAAGGTGTTATATAAGGTTCGTATGGTAGTGCTGTACTTCCTTCGTTTACTTGTAAATAATAAACATCATTTGTAAATGTTGTGCCATTTGGAAATGAAATATATACACCAGTAATAGGTTTTTTGTTATTTAAAGTAAATGATATGTTTCCGTTCTCATTAGCCCTTTGTAATTGAGCTAGATATGAAGTTGTACTACTTGCTCTTGATATTAGCCATAAAGCTAACTTATTATAAGCAGTTGAACCACTTACATTAAAGTTATAAGTACCAGCTTTTAATGTTGATAATGCTATTTCATTTCCCCAACTACCATATAAGTAAATTGTGCTATCTGCATTTGCTGTTCCATTTAATGTTAATTTGTTTCCTTCTATTGCCCAAGATACACCATTTGTTGTACCACTTGCACTTAAATTCGGTAATAAGTTTTTCCCTTTAATAAAGTGTACTCTATAATCTTCATTTACTTCATCTGATACATTTATTATATGTTCATTTAAGTAGTTTTGGCTATAACCATCATTATTACTTTCTCCATATTCGTTTTCAATAGCATTTGCTACTTTTACTTGTATATCTTTCCAAGTTTGTGTTTGCTTATCATAATATTTCATAATTTTATTTCCTTTCTTTTATTTGTTCTAATATCATAGTGTCCTCTTAATCAGTTGAACCTAAATATGTAATTATTTCTCTTAATGCTTCTCCACTACCTAATGAAGCATAAGGATATATTCTTAACTTATTTGCTGTTGTTATTCTTAACATTCCACTTTTACCATTTCTAGTTAAGAAGTTCATACTGATTTCAAATATAGATGCTAATTCAGTATCTAATGTTAAATCATAGAATGTATCAGAATTTAATGTTTCGTTTAATGCACCACCAACATTTATAGTACAAGTATTTCCAATTCTTTGTGCATCTATTGATAAACCTTTGTAATAGTAAGTTCTTTTAGGATATATAACAGGTTTACTATATATTTCTTCTCCATCTACATTTATAGAAGGTGTTATATAAGGTTCGTATGAAGTTGCTGTTGAACCTTCTTCCAATTGAACATCTAAATTAGCATAATTATCAGTATAATCTCCACCAAAGCATCTAAAATTAAGAAAATAACAATTTGCTGGTGTTGTAAATGTTCCTGTCGTTAAATTAAAATCATAAGATATAAATGTTTGTGCATTTGTGTAATAGAACAAACAATATTTTTGGCTTACACCATCTATTGAAAAAGTATATGTTGTATTTGGTTTAACAGGTATTTTATTAACATTTCTATATAAATTACTTGCATCAATTTTAGTACCTGTAGTATTATTAAAATTTCCTAATTCTAATTTTCCATCAAATAAGTTTTTACTATGTAATACATTTACTCTACTTCTACTATCTACTCCTAAACCTACGTTTATTGTATCAGTATATTTTGTTCCATTTACATTGATTTCGTTAGGTACAAATGCTTCATAAGTAGTTGCTTCGTTGCCTTCTTCTATTTGAATTGTTTGTGCGTAAGTATAATAATCGTTTGAACTTACATTATTGATAAAACGTATAATTATATAATTTGCATTTGCATTTGTTGTTAATGTATAACTTGTTGTTGTATCATCAAATATTAGTTGTTTTGATAATAAATCAGTTCCTATTTTTGGCTTACTACTACTTGTTGCTATTACAAACCTATTTGCCATTGGTGACCTACGAGATATTGTATAAGTTGTATTAGGTTTACAAGGACAATATGCCATCGTACAACTACTATCACTAACTAATTTATTTGTATCAGTATTTATATTCACTCCTATCAATATTTGTGAAGTATTTTGATAATCAAATAAATTATTACTTTTTAATACATTTACTCTATAATCTTCATCTACTTCATTGCTTACTTGTACCAAGTGTTCTCTTCCAGCAATCACAGGTATTTCTTCTTCAGGATTTACCCATAGCTTTCCTTCTTCAGGTTCTTCATCACTTATGACTACTTCTGCTTTTCCACCACCTATACTTACTAAATCAGTACCATTCCAAGCATAACTTCCGTTTTCACTTATTAACCAATATGCTGTATCTTCTAATGGTGTTTCTCCATTTGTTCCCCAAGTATTTGTTCCTGTTGCTGTATATACTTTTTTTGTACTTGTATTATAGTATTTATCGTTTTCTACACATTGACTTGGTGCTGTATCACTTATTGCTATTAATTGTACTGGATATGCACCAGCAATTCCTTGTTCCATTGGGTTAAAGTTTTCAGCACTTAATTCACTTTCATCATTAACCCATATCTTTGGTTCATATGCCATAATTATCTACCTTCTTTCATATTTTTAATTTCTTCTTTTAATTGTTCTATTTCTTTTTGTTGTTCTTGTATTGCTTTACAACAAACCGATACAAATGAATATAAATCAACACCATCATTATTTTCGTTTGTTATTTCTTTACGATAATTATAATTATCACCAATTACAAAGCCAATATGTTTTTTAGAATTATTATCTTCATTTTTATAGCGATATGTATATATATCAGTATTATTAATAACATCTAAGGCATTGTCATATTGTTCAAAGTCTTTCTTTAATTCTTCTAATGAACCTTGACATACACCATTTTGGCTTGTTATCGTACCTGTTGCTGTAATATCATTATCAACATCTATTCTACTTGCTTTAACATCTTCTAATTCTAACCAACCATTATTATCACAATGAACAGATGTTACATCATTGGCTTGGGCATTTGATAAATACATATATCCTGATTTACCATTAAATTCAATCATTGTTTTATTTCTAAATGTATTATCATTCATATCAGCTAATATTAAAGTGTTAGAATAAATATTCGATGCTTTTACACCACCTACACCTAAACTAACCGCTTCTTTATTGTCAGAGTTTTTAATTACTACACAATTTTTAGGATTATCACTATTAATACTAAATGTTCCGCTTACAATTTTTGTGTTTTCCTCTTTACCTGCTGCTATTTGAGCAATGGCAGAGGCATCGAACGTCGATAAATCACCATCATTATCATAATCTAATATTGTTTTTGTACCATAATCAATATTCATTCTCTCTAAATATGTATCTAAGCATAATAGTGCATCATATATACTGTAATCATATAACCCACTAACTGCTTTATTAAATTTAGTACTTGTCATTTCAAAACCAGCTATATCACCGGCGGTTGCAGTTATTTTTCCATCAGCATCTAATGTAAAATTATCACTATGTATTTCTACTTGATTAACATTTACATTAAATTCACTTATTAAATCTTCTGTATTTAATTTCAATTCGACTTCACCTTCTACTCTTTGAATTTCACCATTTACGCCTTGTATTTCCCCATTAACATAATCTGTAACAGTATTTTCAGTTATTTTCATTCCTGCTTGTAACTCTAGTTTTGTAGCAAATACATTTGTATAATCATTTTTAATCATTGCTTTCA